GAGAACGCCATCTCGATTAGGCCAATGTTTGCATTGGGGTCTGTGGCGTATGCTTCGATTGCCTTGTCGCCCAGCTTTACAAGGTTGGCTTTCTCGCGGTCAAGGATGTCACGCTGCATAGCCGTACCCATACTACCCATAGCCTGGATACGGTTCAGCTTATCATTATTCTTGTAGTGTTCGATGAAGGTCTGCGACCGACCCTCAAGGCGTTGCGAGTCGTAATCTTCCTCGCCAGCGTCGAACGCATCGAGATAATCCTCGGGATCATGGTTGCGACGTACATCAAACTCGAACTGCTGACGCCATACGTGCTTATCCAGAACAGCGTCTATGGCTTCCTGCTTCTGCCGACGCTCTTCCTCGGCGAGTCGAAACTTCTCTTCCTCGAAGCGGATGTCGGCCTGCTGCTGTAGAAGTGGTGCGACGTTGTTGCTGAGCGCAGAGCCAACAGCCGCCCCGAGACCTGGCGTCACATTAGTCGGGATACTGGAACCCTGTATAGGGATGATTCTAGGCATCTGCTATTCCTTCGGCGTCATTATGTCTAGCGTACTGAGCAAGCTGCTTCCCTGTTTATCAAGCATCTGCTTTCGGAAGTTCGCCCCCTGAATACCGCCAATCCCAGTGGCGATGCCACTGACGATACCGCCGATTAGTGCGTTCTTGCCAGCCTGTTCAGCCTGTGCTTGTGCCACGGCACCAGCGTATCTACGCTCAGCAACGGACTTCGCCATGTTGACCGCGTTGTTAGCGAACACGTTGCCGAACGAACCGCTGGTCAACTCGACGCCTGACGCACCAGCCTGTGCTATCTGTGACCCGCGTTCGTTCTTGTACGCTGTTTTCATTTCGCGCACATCGTTGCGCGTCTGCTTTCCGATTAGATTGGACTGAGACTTCGCCGCCTCATTTGCGCCAATACCCTCCATGACCTGACCAGCACCAGCTATGATAGGAGCCACGTAACCCATAATTAAACCCTCGCGTACAAGTAGGCGTCTGAGCCGTTTGGATAGTAGTTGTGCATAAGCCCTTCTTTCTTGAAGCCAAGCATCTCTGCCCAACGACTGCCCTGTTTAAAGTTTGTTTCCACTGCCATCTCGACCCTCTGTAGTTTGCACTCATCAAGGAAGTGTTTGACGGCCTTATGAAAATGTATGAAGTCTGTACCTATTCTAGCAGAAATCATGGCCCAAGCGATACCTCGATGGATCTCTATCTGCCATACACCAGCGCAACCCAAGACGACGTTACGGTCGTCGAGGAGCGCGAAAGCTGGGCCTGATTCAACTATAGAGTTGTAGAAGTGTTCCTTGGTTATGTAGTCGAACGTCCACTTCTGACCTTCCTGAATCGGGAGGTTCATAATGTGCCACTCTTGTAAAGGTTCTACTCTCAATCTTGTGTACTCACGCTGGGCATAATAGCCTGTATTTGTACGGGGTACGGGCTATCGCTCTCGAAGTGCATGTAGCCCTCCCGCTCGTAGCCGCCGTTCCATCGAAGCGATACATCGCCCGTGAACAATGTGGGCGGTACGCCGATAACCGATGCGTTCGTGAATATCTCTTCGTCGAGGTCGCTTGTGTCAGGGCCGTACTTGAAGCCAAGCGTTTCTCTAAGGCGAACGATAACCTCTTCCATGCGCTTAATCTTGCCCTGCGCCGTGCCGTCTGCTGCTCCGGCTTCGAGTCTATGGGTGTCCAACGACCAAGTCGCTGGTAAGCCAATCTGCACCACGGCACCGTAGCGACCGCTATCGAGCGTGACGATACCGTCTGTTACCGTCTTGTCTGCGTGTGTTCTGCCATCGACATACACACCGACCGTCTCGCCCTCAAGATGGTTAAGGTCGTAGAACGTGTTGGTGCATACGCGGTAGCCGCCCGTGGTATTGGCGACGAACGTGCCGAAGTCCGTCGAGTCAACAGCGGTGTTGTCCAAGTAGTCAAGCGTAGCTGTGTCCGTGGTTGTCGACGCCACCTTGAAGTATCTGCCGTTGAGTTCGGTCATGCCGGACACGTTCTCGAAGATGATGATGTCGCCAGTAGACAGCGTATGGCTTGCCTTCGTGATGACCAGCGGGTCGGCCTTCGTGGCTGCCGTGATAACATTAAGCGTCGTCGAGTAGGAAACGCTGTCGTCGAAGTAGCAAGCATCACTGAGGGCCATGTCGTCCTCGTACCAGCGCGTCATCTGTTCCACGTGACTGCTGGTGGTTCCGTCAATTGTACGGCTCACGGCAAGCCACAGAACGTCGCGTGACCCGTCTGTACTTGGGATAACAGCAACAGAGTCCACACTGACGTCAGTGCCGCCAAGTACGTGTCGATGCCAAGCCACGACGTCGGCGTTCTTCTCGTAGGTCAGCGCAATCAAGCTGCCGTCTGTAAGCGCGACCCAAAGCGTGTTAAGCGGGTCTTGCTGATACGCCATGTTCTTGATGCCTGTGCGCGTCAGGTGTTCTGCAAGTTCTGTCATGTCGGGCGCGACATAGCCGTCGTACTGAATGTTGTAAGCCAACTCGTGAAGGCGACGACGCACCTTGTTCAGGAAGATAAGCGAGTTGTCCATCTGGAACGGCTTCAGCTTCGAGCAGCCCGTCGTCGAGATTACCTTGTACGACACGTTGCCAGGCGTCATCGCGTCTGCGTTCTGGTTTGTTGTCAGCATACCAACGCGGTTCGTTGTTCCCACGGCAAGTCCGTTGCGCGTGGATTCAGACCACGTAATCGGGGAGCCGTCACCACCGCCGATAGAGATACTGATAGCGTGGTTGTCGCGCACTTCGCCTTCTTGCGTGAACGGCTGGAAGCTGATACGTTCGGGGGAGAAGCGCCCCGTAGCCGAGCCGTCCATGCGGCGCGGTTCGTTCGAGTTACTGCCAAACCATACGCGACCCTCGTGGATGCTGACCGTCGACGGATAGCCCGTGGTAAGCGAGTACGCGCCCAAAGCCCAATCTTCGCCATCGCCGTCGGGCGTTGCGTCGTTAGGATCTCCCACGTCGGGGTTCCCTGCACTAGAATACCATCCGGTAGCGACTCGCTTCTTGTCTGAGTCTATTGTCATTCTCGCTACAGTACTGCTCGTGTATCCGGTAATACGTCCCCATCGGTAACGCGCCTTATTCCCACTATTCTCGAAATAAATCTGGACGAGTCGTTGCGTGCCGAACGATGTAATCGTTCCGCCCGACGACCACGCCGTATAGCTAGATGAATCGAGTGCCGTCGAGTTAGAGGTGTCTGCGACGCTGGTTATCTCTTCGATAGCAAAGTCGTTCGCATTAACAGGAGTAGCAACAACAAAGGTTCGCCCGTTAAGTTCGGCGGTTCCAGTAATTCCTGTAATCGTTACGATGTCGCCAGCAACAAACGGGTGCGATGTCGCGCCAATAACGGTTGTTGTGCTTCTCGTAACACCAGTAACAGAAGCGGTGAACACCGTATCTGTTCTGGCGAATGTTGCTGTATCCATAGTCAAATCGAATACGCGCTGTCCGCTTACGTGAGTGAATGTGTCAAGGTACGTACCTGTCTCGTTATTGAAGTAAGGACCATTATCAAAGTCTATGGCCTCGACAGACCATGATGCGTCACCACTTCGCGTAAGAACTTGTGGAGGATAGTCGGGGTGCGCCAAGTACATGACGTCGTTGCTCTGTACGTACTCGATTCGGAACAGATCGTCAGCAGTAAACAGGTCGCCAGACGCATAAGGCAGTACGACATTATACGGGCGCGTGACTGTTCCGGCGGTTGCGCCCTCTGTGCTGAGCGTAGTTATGTCGTCGCCATTATAGTCCGTCAAGGTGAACGTGGTCGTCGACGTCTTTTCCTTTACCTTGTAATAGCCGTAGTTAAGTTCTGTTGCCGTCGTAATACCATCGAAGAACACGATGGCTCCAGCAAGGTATGAGCCAGCGGGAAGTGTTGCCGTAACAGTGACCTCGGCCACGCCACTACTTAACGATATGTCACTAATCGTCCTGGCTTGGTCTGCGTTAAGAACAAGCGCATCATCTTTGTACACGCGAAGGATAGAGCCATAGGACTCGTCGCCGCTGATCTCAAGCATGTAACTCTGCGTGTCGCTGTAGATGAACGGGATGAGTTCGGAGCGGGTCACAGCAGTAGAACGCTGCGACATGATATGTGTCGTGCCACCACGACGGACAAGGGGGCCATGCTTCAATGGCACGAGATTGACAGAGTCCTTGTACGAAGAGTCTCTGCGCGGTGCATTGATGTGACCATCCAGAAGCGGTGTCTGGATGCCCCCGTTGAACGAAGTTTGTATAGGCGAAGCCTTAGGCATGGCTAGATCCTCGCCTTAATCCACTCGTCCTCGACATAGTAATTGCCATTATCTTCCTGTCCATTGTATCGTTTCGCACGAGTCATCGTGGTTTCGTACTCGCGGAACAAATACTCCTTTTTGGTGTTGCTCTGCGTAATCTTTTCACAGGCGTCATACGCCAAGCGGAAAGCAAGTGCTTCGACGAACAACGGATCCATCCGGCTGACATCGGTTACACGCGAGACGTAGCGGATGCTGAGTGTACCGCCAGCCACGCCGTTCGTTGCGTCAGACAGAATGTTGCCGCCCTCAATGGTGTAGTCCGACGAACCGTCGGTTTCCATCATATACAAGAAGTCGGTCGGCAACGGGTATAGATACCCGAAGTCACCCCATACCGGAGTGCCGCTCGATACCAGCTTCAACCGTTTCACAGCGAAGTTCCACGGGCACTCGCGCAGGATGCGGTCGCGTGTGTTATCGTAGATAGTATCCATCACACGAGCGCGTTCGTTGTTCTCGCTACGTGAAGAAATGACCCTGTCGCCGAGAAGCGTCAGAGCCTTATTGATAACATCTATTTCGGTTGTGATAAGAGACATTTAGCCCAACGGAAAGTTCATCTGCGAAATAGCGTCCTCAAGATCCTCGGCGAGTTGTAGGATCACATTCTTGTCGTAGGTATCGCTAATAAACTGACCCTCGAAGGTAACATCCTTACCGCTACCAGTCGTCAGGCTTCCACTTGCATAGCCGACTTCGCCAACAGTGTCGTCGATACCTACGTAATACCCTTTGCGAGTGTCTGTTCCACCACCGTTACGCAAAATACTCTGAGCAATGTTTTCCTTGATCTTGCGGAAGCTGTCGATTAGAAGTGCTTTCGTGGTTACGGTGGTTGTGTCCCATGTCACCGTACCCTCTTTATCATATCCGCTAGAATACGTCGGAGCGGCAGTTCCCGTAGTAGCCTCGCCAGCAGTCTCGCCACGATCCATCTGGATGTAGTGTGTCGCCATTACTTTCTCCTAGTGTGGAACTCCGATTCGGGCGGCGCGGGGAAAGGAAGAAACCCGCGCCGCCCTATCGGATGATGGGGGCTTAGCCGTTAATGAGGTATTCGACTTTGTAGGACAGCGTACCGCCCTGACCGCCGGAAGCTGCGTTCACATGCAGCACGAGGTCGAAGTTGCCGTAGGAAGGACGGGCCGAAAGTGCGCCGACTTCCCATGCAGGCTGACCAGCCGTGTTGATGTCGGCGGCCTCAAAGCGATACTCGGTAAACGCAACACCGCCGTCGACGTTGACAGCCGTAGCGAAGCAGTCGTCGTCCACAGCAGAAGCTGCAGCACCGTCCGTGAACCCTTCGTACAGGCCGAGGTCGATGGTGATAGAGGTCGTCGCCAGGTCGTCGCAAGCAATCTGCAAGCTGGTGATGATAGCATCTACCGGAATACGGCAGAGAACCACGGTGTCATCCGTAGCCAGTGCCGTGACTTCCATCGTGTCAGTTGCTACAACAAGCGTGGAACTACCGCCAGCATATCGTTCCGCGAGTCGCGGGGGCGTGGCTTCGTAGAGAGCCACATTGGTAAAATTCTGATTAGCCATTGGTTAGTTCTCCTATGCTTCCGAGCATTTGATTTCGACGACCTTCTCTTCTTCGAGACGGGTCGCACCGAAAACGGCATTTACGGTTACGTGGAACGGGTTGCCTGTGATGGTCGTGTTCTGCACAACATCAGTCGTGACATCGCGCCAGATACCAAGACCCATGCCGGACATACACCAGAACGGGTTGCGGCGATAAGAGTTGGAATCGACGTCAAGACGCTCGGTAAGGATGAAGTTGATACCGAACCACTCTTTCAGGCTCGTGCCGCCACCGGAAAGAACAGCCTGGTCCTGATAGTCTTTGTTGACGATCTTGACCTGTTCAAGCAGGTTGCGTTCCTGAGCGGCAGAGATGGCGCAGTACATCTTGTTCATCGGGTCGTCGATGTCAACCTCGTTACCAAGGATGATTTCACGAGCCGCAAGCAGCTTGTCTACGTTCATGCCCGTAGCTGCGCCAGCACCTTCGGTCACAGCAACCACGTTGGTTCCCGTCGGGAAAGCTACGGAGTCGCCACCGCTACGACCGATAAGAGAGGTAGCAAAGAACTTCGATACAAGTTCATCGTCGATGGTTCGGTTAATTGCGAAGTTACCCTGACGCGTGTAAGGGCCGTTGAGTTCGATGTTCATCTTGAGTTTA